GTTATTGCTTATGAATTATTAACTAAAGATGATGTAATTGCATGGGTGCAAAATTTAGTGGGAAAAGAAATGCAAGATCAAGCAGATACAGAATTAGAAGCCTATAAAGATCGTAAAGCTTTAACATTGGGAACACCTTGGCTATGATAGATTTCATGGTTTTAGCGCTTCCTCGATCTGGAACAGCTTGGGTCGCTAATCTTTTAACGACTGATACATCGCTGTGTATTCACGAAGCGTTTATGGATCACTCCATTGATGATCTGGATACTCGATCTTACGATGGAATGTTAGGAATCGCTGAAACCAGTGCATTTATTAGAGCGGATGAACTTAACCTACACTCTGCTAAAAAGCTAATTATAGACCGTCCTTTTGATGAAATAAATAATTCAATAGTAAAGTTAGGTTTTAAAGCTATGCCATCATATTCGGCTGATTTGATGATTCGACTTAAAGCGTATAGAATAGCTTATAAAGATTTGTTTAATTACGATATTATGGCTGAAGCGTATTATTATTTACTGCGTAAAGAGCTTAACCAAGAACGGCATAAAATGTTATGCCAAATGAATATAGAAGACACCGTAGCTATTGAACGTGTCAGAGGGTTAGTATGAACAACATTATGGCTATTGCTAAGGTAGATATTACGCAAATACTGTTACAGTTGAAGCGTAATCCTCAGCTTTGGAATAGAAATCCTATTAGGACTAATACGCCTTCTAGCCCGCATTATGGATTTGAGGATATTCATGTTAGATTCCGTGATCTCGCTGAGTATGATGGTGGAGATTGGACTAAGTTCAATGGTGAACACCGTTCATGCTGGTATAAAGAAGCAGATAGCCTTCCAGCTATTAAAGACTTAGCCTTTCAGTTAATGGCTACCGTGAAAGGCGAAGAACTAGGTGGAATCTTAATTTCTAAAATCCCTCCAGGGGGATTATGCAAACCCCATACTGATACTACTTGGCACGCCAAGTATTATGACAAATATGCCGTACAGTTAGAAAGCCATCCAGATCAAGCGTTCTGTTTTGAAGAAGGAGAGCATATATCTCCACCAGGTGAAGTCTATTGGTTTAATAACCAAGCCGTTCATTGGGTGCGTAATAATTCTCCGGTTGACCGGATCACATTAATTTTCTGTATTAAATCAGATAGGAGGTTTTCATGCCTTGGGGAATAGCAGCGGCAGGAATAGCATCAGGCGCTTTAGGGGCAGCGGGGCAATCTGACGCAGCCGCGGCATCAGCCGCCGTTGCGAGAGAACAACTAGCTTGGACTAAGAAAGTCTATGAAAACGCTCAAAAAGATATTGTACCCTACACGCATTTAGGTGAAGTAGGCGCTAAAGGTTATGAAGCTAATCTACCTTATTTAACATCGCAATACGGTATGGAGGATTATAAAAAGAGTCCTTTATACACACCGATGGTTAGGAACTTAGCTGAACTGCAAGCAACGCCAGGCTATCAATTTCAATTGCAACAAGGCCTGCAAGGGATTCAACAAGGTGCAGCCGCTAAAGGTGGCTTGCTATCTGGTGCGGCTGGTCAAGCCATGAACAATTACGCGCAAGGTCAAGCAGCTCAAGGTTATCAATCGGCTTGGGAAAGAGCGCAAAAAGCGTACGGTACAGCCTTCAATCAAGATTTACAGCAAAAAGCACAAATTGGAACGATGTATTTAGAACCTGCTAAGTTAGGTCAAAACTCTGTATTAGGTTTAGGTAATATCGGGGTAGGCGCGGCTAATGCAATGGCTCCAGCTTATCAAGCTTTAGGCGCTGCAAATGCAGCGGGCGCAGCTGCACCTTGGACTGGAGCTGCTAGTGCAGTAGGGTCATTAGGAAGCTTATTTGGTTTAGGAGGCTAAAATGAGTGATTTAACTGAAATTTTAAAAATGCAATGGGAAGCATATCCTAACGCCTTAAAAACCGGACAAGATGCACAAGCTAACGCTATAGCTTTACAAAATGCCCGTAGAGCGCAACAAGAGCGTGAAGGGTTAAAAGCTTTATACGCTCAACAAGCTCAACCATCTTTTCAAGCGATTGGAGCTATCAGCCCTGAATACGCACAAACGGCAATGAAAAACCGGTTGGAGATGCAACAAGCTATGATGGGCATGCGCCATCAACAAGCGCTGACTGGTGAAATTGAAGATAAAATGGATCGAGAAAAAGAAGCTTTAATGTCTAAGGCAGCGTTGCCTTTTTTAAACGCTTATGAAGCTAATAAAGGTAAAATTCCAGAAGCTGAAAATCACTATAATTTAATGACCGCGTTAAGTAAAATTTCAACTCAAGCAGTTGCAGAAGGGTGGGCGCCTAGTCACCATACATCAATCGATCCTAATGCTACATTTGAATCCGTAATATCAAATGCTAATAAAAGCGGTGTTTTTACAGATAACCAACGATTAAATCAAGAGCGGCTAAAAGCTCGAGGTTCTCAAGAAGGGCTTGTTCAAGGAGGGGTTGCACCTCAACCAAGCACTTATTACAATTCATATGGACATGACGAAAAAGGAAACGCTTTTGTTATTCCAGGGTCTAGTGGAATGTGGCCTCCAGACGCTAAAAGCCCTGAAAATACTCAGCCTCCTGACGCTAACGCTACGCCTGCCGATCCAGCCAATATTAAGAAATTAACTTTTTATGAAAATATGTTGAAGGCTCCTGATGCAACTGCTGAAGAACAAGCTTTTGCAGAGGCTCAAATTATAAAATTAAGTCCTAAAGAAAATTTTAAAGTACAACCTCAAGTAGTAATTAACACACCTGAACAAATGGGTGTTAAAAACATTCAGCTAAAAGGTGAAATTGCAGCCGCGGAAAAAGAAGCTGTTTTAACTGCTGAAGAAAAACAAGCGTCTAAATTGTCAATCGACAATTATTTCCGAAGTAAGCCCCCTCAACAAGTATTGGGGCTTATTAAAGAATCTCTTGCAGGCGATATTGATGCTGGTGTTGCTAGAATTGGGCAAGTTTTTGGTATTGCTACTCCTGGGGCAAGTGCGACTGAGGTGTTAAAAGTTGTTACTCAACAACTTGCCATGTCATCCCCCTATCCTCCAGGTTCACAATCTGATGCAGAATTTAAAGCTAGATTGCTTTCAATAGGCGATCCTGGCGCAGTTACACCTATTGAATCAAGACTTAGAGCATTAGAAGAAGTTTATCGAAATGTTGAATCTTTTGTCGTTCAAAAAGGTGATTTCTTATCTGAAAAACAAATTCTTGATGCCATTGCAAATGGATACCTATCTGAATCTAGTGGATTAGAAATGCTTAATAACCAAATGCTTAATAAAGGCGCTCCAATTTACGCCCCAACGCAAGATAAGAAAACTTCAACTGGGGTAAAGTAAAATGAGTATAACAGTAGAAGATTTACGCGCAAAAATGGCACAAAGAGCTGAATCTCGTAAAGCAACTCAACCAAATGAAAATGTATTGAAAGCGGTAGCTAATGCTGCTGCGAAATGGAAAGCTTCACAAATGCCTGAGCCTAGTGCAGCTCCTGAAGTGTGGGAGCAATATGGATACCCTAAAAATCCTGCTGCAATTCCATCTGTAAAACGTGAAGTTCCTATCGGATCGGGAAAGTCATTGGATGTAGCACCCTTTATGCTTGATTTTGATCTTAGGGATAAACCTTCTAATTTTCAATTAGGCGTTGATGCAGCTTTAAAAAGACAGTTCAAAGGGTTGAAAGGAATGTTTACCGATTTAACCCCTGCGGAGCGAGAAGAATTAGCCGCTTCAAAAGCTTATATAGAAGCTGCGCCTTGGCAAGCTACAGCAGGTGAAATGGCTGGTCAAATAGCTCCTCAAATAGTATTAAGTAAAGTTATGCCTGCAATAGCAGCCGCTAAAAGTGCAGTGCCTTTTCTTTCTAGGTTAACAGGTGCAGGAGCTTATGCGGCAGCGACAGAACCTGAAAATAGGGGAGGAGCTGCAATGTATGGCATGGGGGGTCAAGCTGGCGGTGAAGCTTTAGGTTATACAATCCCCCACGCTGTAAATTTAGGAAAAAAAGTATATGAAGGCGTAGCTGGAATGCTCCACGCGCCTACAGCAGCAGCGCAAACTTTAGGTAAATTTGCAGACGTTCCTGGAAGAACTATTCCAGAAACGGTTGATCTTTCTCGCACATATAAAAATATTCCTGAACTTAAACCAACTTTAGGAATGATGGTTCCTGAAGATCAAAGGTCATTGCTTGAGTTTGAAAATTATGTGCGTACTAAATTTGGTAAAACTGCTTTAGCTGAAGCAGATATTTATAATCAACAAGCTATATTAAAAGGGCTTCAAGAACGCGCATTTGATCCAACGCGTGCAACTAAAGAAATGGAGTTATTAAACGCTGAAACTGGAGCTTTGCGTAAAACAGCTTTTGAAAAAGCCAGAGAAAAATCATCTGCTGAACTTGCAGCGCCCATAATGCGTGTAACATCTGCAATTAGAACTCGCCCAGGTGAAACTGGCTTAGGCTCTCCAGCAGCGCAAACACAGGCATCTGAAATTGAAAACATTGCTTTAGGCCCTGTAAGTAAAAAATCAGTTATTGGCGCAGGAGGATTAGCAGTTGATGTTCCTGTATTTGCCAGAAAAGTTGATCCTGCCAATCTTTATGCGGCCAGAAAAACAATTGATGATGTTTTAAGGGGCGCTGTAGGGCCGAATGATGAAATTAAAAATGCTATTAAAGCTAATAAAGTAACATCAATAGAATTGAAAGGTGCAATTGATGAAGCGTTAAAAGCTGCAAGCGCTGGAAATTGGGAAAAATATCTTGATACTTACATAGAAAAGATAAAACCTATTGAAGAAGGTAAAGCTTTTCAGGGAGTTTTAGATTTATTTAATACCGCGCCTAGAATTCCAGGATCAACTTTGGCAAGCATTAGTCCTTTTAAAATGCGTAAAGCTGCTTCAGAAGCCACATATAAAGAAATAGGAACTTCATTAAAAGACATACTTTCACCAGAAGGTAGATCATTTTTAGATGATGCTGCAAATGCAATGTCAGCTATTGAAAATGTTAGGTCTGGATTAAATGCAACTAACAATTCAGCCACAGCATCAAGATTTTATGAAATGTTTAGAAACCTACCTAAAGCAGCGCAACCCGTAATAAATGCAGGTTTAGCAGCGGTTAATATACTTACCAAAAATAAATCGCAAGAAATTATTGTTGACGCTTTACAAAACCCTCAAAATTTTCAAGCAATTGTTGATAGATATAATAAAATGAACAAAGTTCCAATATCTCCTGCTCAAGCTAAAGGGCTTCAAGTGCTATTGGGTTCTGTTGGTGCAGGCGCAGCGCAACAAGGTAGAAGATAACCATATTTTTAGGAATTAAAATGACTCAAGCTTACTTATCACCGATTTTACAAAACGCTCAGTTTAGCGATGACGGTACTTTCCTAAATGGAGGTCTTATTTGGTTCTACGCGGCTGGCACTTCTACACCTTTAACTGCTTATCAAGATGGCGCTGCTACAACGCCTTGGCCTAACCCTATAGTTCTAAACGCTAGAGGAGAAACAGGCGGTGAGATTTGGTTAGACGGTATTTACAAGTTGGTATTGCAAGGCGCTCCTTTAGTTGGTGAAACTAATGGCCCTGCTATCTCGACATTTGATAACATCTACGGTGTCAACGCTCCGACATCGTTTGCACCTCCTTATGTGTTTGCAGGCACGTCAACTTCACAATCTAACACTGACATCTTCATGGGATGGAACGGTGTTAATTTTACTGCTTCACAAGAAACAACCGATTTTGGTGCTAACTGGCCTATTAATATTACGGGAACTGCTGGCCCTGTTGGTCATGTAGCAGCTTACGCTGGTAATGTCGTACCATTAGGGTACTTAGAATGTAATGGTGCAGCTGTATCAAGAACGACTTATGTTGATCTGTTTGGCGTCTGCGGTATTTTATACGGGGCAGGCGATGGCACAACAACTTTCAACCTTCCCGATCTAAGAGGATATTTCGTTCGTGGTTGGGATGACAGCGCTGGTGTGGATGTAGGCCGTGTCTTAGGTTCTACCCAAGCAGATTTAGTTGGCCCAATTACTGATCCAGGACATACACATACTGATGCAGGGCATACACATAGTGATAATGGCGCTACAGTTGTTACTGGCGGCACATCAGGGCCAGATAGTATGCAATCATGGTCAAGTACACATAACACCGCAACAGGTATTGCTGATATTCAATCCAGTGTAACAGGCATCACAGGGGGCGCTGAAACACGTCCTAAGAACGTAGCGATGATGTATATCATAAAAACATGAAAATAAACTGGTCAGAAGCATCAACTAAACGTGGGCTTATTTGGCTATCAACAGCCATTGCAGGTTCAATATTCATTTATCTAGGTAAGCCTATAGATCAGCTTTTGATACTTGCCAGTGCAGTTGCAGGTGGATTAGGATTGGTTTTAAAAGATTAAAAGGAAAAAACGTGACAGACCTTGACCTTAACTGTAGAGTTGCTAAAGTAGAACAAAAGATTGAAGGGCTTACGCAAGAACTTCATAAAGAACTTGAAGATTCCAGAAGAAGATCGGATCGTATTTTCTTAGCGTTAGATGAACTTAAAAAAGAATCTGCAAACAACAAGGGTTTCTTTGGAGGGGTGGTCTTTGCTGTGGCCGCTATTTTCTCTGTTATAGCATACGTTTTTGGTAAAGGTTAATGTCGGCATTAGAACTATTAATCAAACTTATTAAAGAATCAGAAGGATGTAAGCTAAAAGCATATAAAGATTGTATTGGTGTGGTAACAATCGGTTGGGGTCAAACTAAAGGTATCAAAGAAGGAATGACTTGGACTCAAAACCGAGCTGATGAAGATTTAATTAAAACGGCACTAGAGGTGCTTAATCAAGCGATTAAGGCTTCACCCATACTAGCAACAGCTAATATGGAAAAACAAGCTGCAATAGCGGATTTTGTTTATAATTTAGGCATTGGTAGTTACACTTCTTCAACGCTGAAGAAAAAAGTAGATGCTAATGATTGGATTTCCGCAGCGGTTGAAATCAAACGTTGGGATAAAGCAGGCGGTAAGGTCTTAAAAGGTCTTACTATTCGTAGAAATAAAGAAGCAGAATTAATATTATCATGAACGAAATTACATTGTCATTGTCATTAGAAGAACTAAACATCATCATGAACGCATTAGGCGTTGGTCAATTTACCCAAGTTGCTCCAGTCATTCAAAAGATACAACTTCAAGCAGGCCCACAAGTTCAAGCGATGCCTGCTGAAACAGAAGTTGAATAATTACTTATTGAAACCTGGTATTGGTTCAATAGGTTGAATTTGAGGAAATGGGGCAACTAGCATAGCAGGCGCTATTTGCTCCATTGGTGGTAAAACAGGTTCAGGTGTAGTAATGTTTGTACCTAATGCCATTCTATTGATTGTCATTCCATTAGAACAGGTTGTTAAAGTACCAAAGGATGTGCAGTTTATTGATTCTGCTGAAGCCACATTAACCGTTAACGATATGATTAAAGCTATAGTAAGATATAAATTAAGCATTCTAGCTTTATAAAGTTTAGCTTCTAATTCTTCACAGTTATAAAAGATCATTGTTGTTCTCCAAATAATTGATTGCGCTCTCTAGCCATCCTCAAGGTGCAAAAACGTTGATGTAGCCGTATTAAAACCATCGCACGTCTAGCACCTACTTTTTCTTCCTCAAGAAGTTTAAGGACTTCTTCTTCACTCATATTTGCCAATACTTCATTTAAACTTCGCCAACTTAATTTCATCGTAACGCCTCTATTGCAATTTCAGATAACGTGCATTTTTCCTGTAATACAGAATAAATGCGCTCGTCTATAGTATTTTCAGTCATTAAAATATAACACCACACTTCACGTTTTTGACCACTCCGGTGAATACGCCCGATCGCTTGTTCATAAAGCTCCCGTGACCAAGGCAACGATAAAAAGACTATCTTATTGCCATGATGCTGAAGATTCAGTCCATGCCCTGCGCTCTTAGGGTGCGCCAACAACAACTCAATCTGCCCAGTATTCCAGCGCTCAACGGCATTAGGATCATCTAATGTTTGAGCGTGAGGGTATCTCCGTTTAAGTTCTTCAAGTTCTTCCTTGTACATGTAAAAAATCATTGTACAATCTCTTTGATTTTCTGCAAGCAATTCTTCTAAACTATCGAATTTATGACTGGAAAACCATATTGATTGTGTGGAAGTGTTGAATTTACCTGGCGACTTACTGGGCGAAGATGTTGAGTGATAAACGAACCCAGAACTCATTTGCTGAAGCTTACCCGTCACTACTGCAAGATTAGTTGCAACCGCAGTTGCACTGGGAAATGCTACTACTAAATCTTTCTTCATAGTATTATAATGTTCCATGTCCATTCGGCATTTAATCTCAACCATGTGCAAAGGTGGCATCAGATCAGCGTAATCTCCTGCATCCAATAGATAGGTAGCAGGTTTGATAGTTTTCATAATCTTAGGTAAGGAGTCAGGCCGTGCAGCCCATTCACCATAATCACGATTCATCAGAACAAAATACTTTTGTAAGAAAGCGTTTTTGCTTCTGCCTAGCAATGATTGGTCTACTACTTTACATTGCCCAAACACATCTTCTAAACCATTGCTAGTAAACGATCCGGTCAAACCCCAACGTATCTTGAACAGGTCAATTACTTTAAACAATGCTTTAAAGCGTGAGCCTGACGGGTTTTTCAAACGTGTCAGCTCGTCAAAAACAATACCGTCAAAACCTTGAAGCAAATCTGGACGTTCACGGCATAGCCATAGCAAATTATCGTAATTCGTTACGATGACATTGGCGCTGCATTTAAAAGCGTCCAATCTGTTCTTAGCTGTACCAACAGCTACTTCAATGTATAGATTAGAAGCCCATTTAAGCCCTTCCTGCCTCCAAACATCTGTACATACACGCTTAGGAGCAAGCACTAGAAATCGTTTAACATGCCCGTCCTGAATCATCGCTTGCATAGCTGTTAGAGTAATCATTGTTTTTCCTGCACCAACTGGTGCAAGGATCATCGCTCGATCACGGCTATATAGGAAGTCAGCTGCTTCATCTTGGTAAGGTCTAGGTTTAAACATGTCTAGCAAACTCCTTATGTAATTTAAGCCGAATTTCTTGCGCTACAAGTTCTGCAAATTCTAAATTTTCAAAAACACCATAATGTTTTGTTTTGCCATTTACAGAAAACCTAACTTGCCATTTACAAGGTCTTAAAACCATTGGTTTCTCCAATTTAAATAGGCTTCACAAGGAGTGCGTCCATATCCTGCAATTTCGTAAGGCCCTCCGCATACCCAAAATCGTCCTACACGTTTAATTTTTGGTTTCATAACTGCGCTCGTTAGCTTTATAAGCGTTTTTCTTACGCTGTTTGTTGGTTGTCTTGTTAGCCATTTTTATCCCTCTCTCCTTTCCATCATTGCGTCTGCCATCTTGTATGACCATCTTGCTAAAGTTTCCATATCCGGTATATTTTTTGGTAATGTCTGCATAGCCAAGCCAGCAAAGTGGTCACGTAGTGATATAGGTGTAGATGAAAACTCCTTGCCGTCATGATAGCCATGACTATAAATCTCAGTTATAAATATATTTAAGCTATCTGGTGTTTTTGCAGTTACTCCATATAGCTCTGTTAGTTCTTTTATGTTATTCATTTCCCACCTCCAATGCCATGTTCTTTTTCTATAATACGAACCAGATCAACAAAACCTTTCCATTCTTTCTTTAATAATATTTCGCATACATTTTCATCGGTTAATGGCTCACGTTTTTGCGGTGCTGTGTAGTAGAGTGGTCGAATGTTTATTTGATGTGCATTAGCAGTAGGTTTATCTATACTAACAACATCTAACCACCCTCCAGCCGTGTGTTTTTTCCACATCCAAGCCACAGGCTCTTGCTTTGACTCAGGTTGGGCGAGGAGTTCTTGTGCTTCTTTAAGCAGTTCATTGCTGATAAAGAAATCACCTCTGTTGTCGCCTTCCACTATTAGATGTAACATGTCTATGTATTTACTCATCATTTACTCCAATGCCGTGATGATTTTCAGCAAACATAACTCCATCCATGAAGCCATCTTTATATTCAAAACTTCCATCTATAGAGCGATCTAATATGTCATCATGATTTATACGCTCAAGTTTCAAATCCAACTCTGCTTTTGCGTAGCCTTTTTTATATTCTTCTAGCCCTTGTCGTGGTGTTAAATTTTCTTGCTCAGGTTGTGCGAGTAGTTCTTTGATTTCTTTATATAGCCCAAAACTAATATACCCTTCAGCTTTAACTCTTTCCAACAACTCTCTTTCTTTACTCACCTTTCTTCTCCAGTTCTTTTACATAGTCGTTTAGCTTAGACTCGATAATCTTTTTAACTTTGATACCAATATCAGATTGCATAACATCTCTACCTATTACTGTACCAGCCACCATATATATTGTTTTCTGTGATGGTATAAAAAAGCATACCACTACAATTATTGCACTTATGCGCCCTATTTTTTTACAATAGTCTATCGTTTTAGAGTTATCGTTATATGAATCCGTCATATTTACCCCAGCAACAATTAAAGCACCGACAATAACTAATACGGCGATAACTATAATAGCTGGAACTCTACTAGATAAATCCGCAATATAAATTAATAGTTCAATGCTCATAGTAATTCCCCCTAAAATCTATAAAAAAATCACAGTCATGTTGTTTTAATTCTTTTTTAAAATCTCCATGCCAAAAATGATCTTTTGTATCAATTTCTATACTTAAATACCTGGCACAATTTTGTTTCTTGTCGCAGTTACTGCCTAAACAGCGTGCGTTTTCATTCGGCAATGGATACTTCATCTTCACAATACTCTCCTAAATCAATGTAATCCCCAACATGGGGTGGTGCTTCACCTAGTGCTTTACGGTAATAATCTTGTAATGCCAAGCCTTCCCAGCCATCATGCCAACCAATTGGTACAGGTTTAGTTTCTTGTTTAACATTAGATAACGAGCTTACCGCTGTGCCTGTAACTTTTGATATACTAGCTAAGGTGTAGCCTCTGCTATAAAGCACTTGCAATATGAGGGCGTAGTCAACATCCCTAGCCATTATTAATTCTTCCATCTAACTGTTTACGTCTTAATTCATCGCAATACAACTCCATGTCTTTACTGCGGTGCATGAATTGGACGATCTGCGCTGCCATTCCAGTTAATTTGATCGGCGGACGTTTATACATGAATGCGCAAACTTCTCTAATATATGGAAGCCAATCCATAATCTCGGCTCGGTTGAATAGAATTGATCCGTCAATATGAGTCGCGACATGCTTAGGCATACAATAGCGAGGGTCTTTCACGATCTTATCAAGCATCAATGCTTTAATGCCGATTAAAGCCATTATTTCTTTCTTAGTAATGCTTTTTTGAGGTACTGGAGGGATTACAACATTAGCTTTTAAACGATCCATTTTGCGTTTTAGCATAACACGTTCGTGTATGGCTTTTTTGTTCTTATGGTAATACTCAAGGCATCTTTTTCGTTGTTTATCTCGTTGATTCATTGTATTCAAGCTCCAAGATTAGTTCACAGTAGTGTATGATTTTCTTTATATCTTCTGCGCCATTCTTGCTTCGATGGCGCGTAATGTATTTTATAATGTTACCTTCCATAAACGGTAGATTGTTAGCATGGATGTAAGTAACAGGTTGGATCGGTAATAAATAATGCGTACCTCCAACCATCTTTTTGTCGGGCATGGGATAACTCCATAAATTTATTGGTGGAAACGTTAATCACATCATAACTTCTTTGAAAGCTCTTGTTCTGGCTGAAGATACAGTTAAGCCTAACAAACGTCTATATCGGCTCACTAGATAATCAAATTCATCTTCCTGCTTCTCAGTTGGACGTTTAAGTCCTCCTTTTACAGTTTGTGCATACAACCAGTCTATGTCTTGATCTATTTCTCTTTCCATTTCATTACCCCTAAATTAATGATGGCCAGCGGAAGCATGACCGTTAAAATTACTAAACATATAATCAATCTAATTAAATATGTAATCCCAAACATTCTATTGCCCAATTATCAATCTGTTCTATTGTCCAAAGACATGCGTAGTTTTGGTTCAGTCTTATCATTTCTTGTGCAAATAGTTTTTGTAGTTCTGATAATCTACCTCCTTTTGTTTTAAGTTCGACAAACCAAGTTGTGCCATCTGACATGCAAGCAATTCTATCTGATACACCTCGATGTGCAGGTGAAGTGAATTTATACGTCTTTCCTCCGTTCACTTCAACCACCCATTTAAAATATTTTTCAATGTCACGTTCTAGCATTTAATCTCTTGGGGTTACAAAGCTGGGAATATTGCCAGGCAATTCCAACACCTGATAAATTTGTTCCTCACCTTTTAAATTCTTTTGAATGATGAATGATCCTGATCTGGTTTTGTGTATAACACTTGATTCATTATTAGAAAGTTTATTGATAGCTAAACCTCCAGAAATAAAAGAAATTACTGCTGCTATTGCGATCATTGTATTTTTGTTCATGTTGTTTACTCTCGTTTCGTTTAGTGAGGTTATAGCTTATCATTGTAAAAAACATTTGTACAATATATTTTTTTGTGGAATAATATATTCACTTTAAACGAAACGAGAATATATTAATGGCACATTCAAAGATTGTTGGCGGTTCTACTGCCAAACGTGTTATCAACTGCCCAGGCTCAGTCAAGCTGTGCAATGAAGCACCTGAAAAGCCTTCCAGTTCTTACGCTGATGAAGGTACACTTCTCCATAATACCATCGCTGAATACTTAGATATTGGTACAAAGCCTGTAGTCGGCACACAATATGAAGATGTTATACTGACACAAGATTTAATTGATGAAAAAATTCATGCCGCACTGGAGTTATTGAATGAAGTTGATTCAGGATATTTTATGGACTATGAAGTCGAAGTTGAAGTTAATTTCGGTGATTTCATGCCTGATGTATTTGGCAGCTGCGATCTGCTTGGTCGTATACATGATCGTGCTATTGTCTTGGATTGGAAGTTTGGCAATGGCGTTATCGTAGAAGCAAAAGAAAACGAACAGCTAATGTTCTACGCGGCTGCTGCAATGCGTACTGAGAAAGCTAAATGGGCGTTTAAAGACGTAAAAGAAGTCGAGCTAATCATTATCCAACCTCCGATGATTAAACGTTGGGTAACATCAATTGAGCGCATTAAAGCGTTTGAGCAGCAGCTTTTAAGTGCCGTTAAAGCATCTCAAAAACTTGACGCACCCTTGCGTGAAGGTAGCCATTGTAAATGGTGTGCAGCTAAACCTACTTGCCCATTAATGACGGGCGCAGTTGAACGCGCATTAAAAGTTAAAATAGATGCGATAGACGCACCAACTATAGATGCGTATCTTCAGAACGCTGAAATTCTTGAAGAATGGATAAAAGACTTGCGGGCTTTAGCATTTAACATGCTAGAATCAGGCCGTGATTTACCAAATTACAAACTGGTTGCCAAAAGGTCAACCCGTAAATGGTCAGATGAAGTTGAAGCTAAACAAGCTTTACTTGATGCTGGCTTAACAGAATCTGATGTGATGGAAGCATCGTTTATCTCTCCTGCTCAGGCTGAAAAGAAGCTCAAGAAGCTTAAACAGCCTCTGCCAGAAGGATCAACCGTTTCTATTTCATCGGGTAACACAATGGCACATGTAGACGATCCTCGTCCTGCTGTGCTGTTAATCGGGCAACAGTTGTCTGCTGCTCTTACTAAACTTCAATAAGGTACAATATTATGTCTAATTTAGTAGCGTTTTCTGGTTCTAATCTTCCTTCTGTTACTTCACTCTCTACTGCGCTTCGTTCTTTGGAAACTGAAGTGGGTGGAAGCAATGGTTCTGCGATACTTAAAATGGATCGCACAGGTCATTGGGTGTTTGGTGCAGGAGAATCTGAAGTAGAATCGGACTCTACATGGGCGGTTAATCCGTTCTCTTTTGTTCACGGTTTTATCTGCTGGGGTGAAGGTGAAGTTTTAGGTGAAAAGATGGTAAGTATTACATCACCATTACCTGAACTTGATGCTGCTCCTGCTGGTGGTAAACGTGGCTGGGAAACTCAAGTCGGCATGAGCTTAAAATGCTTATCCGGTGAAGATAAAGGCTTGGAAGTTCGTTACTCAACCACTTCAGTTGGCGGTAAACGTTCAGTACAGACTCTTGCAGTTGCTATTGCAGCGCAAGTAGATGCCGATCAAGATAAACCTGTTCCAGTTATCAACCTGAAGAAAGAATTTTACCAACACAAAGCGTACGGTAAGATTTACACTCCTGTGTTTGAAGTTGTTGAATGGGTAGGTTTGGATGGTGAAACTAAGGATGAAGATGGCGTGCCAGAAGAAACAGGCAGACGTAGACGTTCAGTCTAAGTAAGGAGAAGCCCCGAAAGGGGCTTTTTTTAGCTATGCTACTTATAGATTTCGAAACAAAGAGCGCCTGTGACTTGAAGAAGCATGGGGTTTACAATTACGCGCAAGACAGAAGCACTGAAGTGTTGTGTATGTCTTATGCTTTCGATGATGAAGATGTTCAGACTTGGACACCCGAACAGCCATTTCCTGATCGTGTCAGAAACTTTAAAGGTCAGATAAGGGCGCATAACGCGGCATTCGAACGCTTAATCTTTTGGTATGTGTTAGGCATTAACTTTAAGCTGGAGCAGTTCTATTGCACCGCTACCCAAGCTAGGGCTAATTGCTTGCCTGGAAGTCTTGAAGATATTGGACGGGCGATGTCGGCTAAGATGAAGAAAGATCATCGAGGTAAGCAGTTAATCCGTCAATGTTGCGTTCCTCCGTATAATACTGCGTTGCTTCCTGAGCTGATTCATTATTGTGAGCAAGACGTTCGGGCTATGCGTGAAGTTAGTCTGGCACTTCGTCAATTATCTGATGATGAACTGCTGGATTACCATGTGAATGAACGCATTAATGATAAAGGATTATTAGTTGATGTGCCGTTATGTCATGCAGCTATTGGTTACGCTACGGCTGAACTGGAGGACATCCAGACGTTAGTGAAAGATATTACAGGTATTGCCTCGGCTAGATCGCCAAAGCTTAAACAGTGGGTAGCTGACCGCGTTGATCCTGAACTGATGATGGTTGAGGACAAATTATCTTTGAACAAAGCTACTCGGACGGCATTACTGCAAATGGATTTACCCAATGAAGTGTTGGACGTTGTTCAGTGTATCGATGACATTAGCGCATCATCGGTGGCTAAGTTTAAGCGCATGGCAGAGCTGGCAGATATTGAAGATGGACGTGTTCGTGGTGCGTTTGTCTTTAACGGTGGTTCTGCTACTGGGCGTGCTTGCGTTGCTTCAGATACTTTAGTAATGACTGATAAAGGTGAAGTTCCTATATCATCTTTGAATGTAGGAGAGAATGTTTTGACTCATATGGGTAGGTTGTGTAAAATATCCCATGTAATTTATAAAGGTCTTGAGGACATGTATCGCGTCCAAATAGGTAATTCTTGGGTAGATTGCACAAAGAACCATATGATTTTAACTTCTTTAGGATGGACTTATGTCAATCAGCTTATCAGCATTAAACAATCCAGAAATTCGTGCCGAAGTAACACGGCTTTTTACATCCCCACCATATCCAACTATGGCGCAAGTAGGCGTTCTTACAAAACAAACTCACGCTACAGTTGGAAGAATAGTTCGGGAAACAGTGCCTCCAGAAACGTTAAAAATTTTAAAGGTAGCAAATTACTCCAAATCGAAAATGGGCGCAAAGAACCCTATGTTTGGGGTAAGAACTCAAGTAGAAACTATTTTACGCAACGGTTACCTTTATCTATGGCAAGGCGAAGAAAAGCAATATGTTCAACACCATCGGTTAATATTGATGGATGCTTTAAACCTAAAAGAATGGCCCGAAAATTGGGAGGTTCATCATATAGATGGAATAAAAACAAACAATTCTTTAGACAATCTAGCAATAGTAACAAAGATTGGGCATCAGCTACTTCATTCTCAGAAATTAAAGAAATTATATGCTTGGGAAAAAAGGGAGTTTGGGACATCGCAGTTGAAAGAGATGGTAGCTATGTTGCTCAAGGATTAATCCATCACAATTCTTCATATGGAGTCCAGTTACAGAACATGGCTAGAATCTGCGCTAAAGACCCTGTTGCTGTGCGTTCCGCTATGATGGCAGGTGATGATCTTAGTCCATTTGGTACGCGCGTCACAAATGTTTTAAAAGGCATGATTAGACCTGCTATTATCCCTGCTAAAGGTAATGTTTTAGTCGTGGCTGATTGGGCAGGTATTGAAGCAAGATGTAATCCGTGGTTATCTAATCATGTGGCATCGGAAGCAAAGCTGGACATCTTTCGATCGGGTGGCGATGTTTATGTTGAAAATGCTAAGTCTACATTTAATGTTAAAGAAGTCACTAAAGATCAGCGTTTTATCGGTAAGGTGCAGGAGTTGGCCTTAGGGTACTCGGGTGGAGCTGGTGCATTTGCATCGATGGCTAGAATTTACGGTCTTGAAATGCCGGAGCATCAGATCAAACGCATGATTAACGGGTGGCGTGTGGCAAACCCCTGGTGCATCCCATACGGCCAAGAGTTAGAACGTGCTTACATGAGCGCAATGCGTCACAAAGGGCATGAGTTCTCGGCCGGTCGAGTGACTTACCTTTTTGATGGTAATCACCTCTGGTATATTTTACCGTCAGGTCGTATACTCTGTTACCCATTCGCTCGGATAGATGATGGCGCAGTTACTTATTGTAAAGCAGCGTTCAAACCTGCGTCCGATGCTGAGGAATGGCCTCGCGCTAGACTATGGCAAGGTATTGCACAAGAAAACTGCGCTCAAGCAACCGCTAATGATTTACTACGCTATTCGCTACGCCAATTAGATAACGTTATCGCACATATCCATGATGAGATCGTTGTGGAGTGTAAAGCAGATGACGCTGAAGAAACAACAAAAAGAATGATATCGGTGATGTGTACTCCTCCAGTTTGGGCTGAAGGAATACCATTAGATGTCGAGATTGCAACTATGGCTAGATACGGAAAATGATATGAACTTTATAGATTACCTTGTTAGTATAGCACCAGAGGGGGAAACCTGTCTATTTGTTAAGCAGGTTCCTAAAGCTGATTTATTTCACGCTGATGGCGCACAAAAATGTACTTGGCCCGCTTACCTTCCCACTAAATATGATTATAAAGGTGCTTGGTACTGTAACACGGCATCTTTCATCATTAAGCGTTTTAAAGATGGCAAACCCAGTGCTTCTGCAAGCAATTGTGAATTGGTTGCGTTCCTTGTGTTGGATGATGTCGGAACTAAATCAAAAATGCCTGATCTGATTCCAACATGGATTATGGAAACTTCACCAGGTAATTACCAATACGGTTATACTTTCAGTCTTGACGACCAACCAACAAAAGGGGATTTCAGTGCAGCTATTAAAGCGATTGCTGATGCAGGTTATACTGATGGGGGCGCTATTAATGCCGTTCGTAATTTTCGCCTTCCTAATAGTGTCAATCTTAAGCCTGGTCGAGATGATTTTAAGTCCGTATTGGTCAAATTCAATCCTGAATTAGAGTTCACCTTACCACAGATATGTGAAGCGTTAGGTGTTACACCTGCTGAGGCAGACACCGCAACAGTAAAGCGTATTGATTTAATTGATGATGGCAAAGATGATGTTTTAACATGGCTTGTTGAGCGTGGAGATGTCATTGAAGGTGCTAATGGTGAAGGCTGGGTGGGTGTGACTTGCATTAACGCTAGCGCTCATTCGGATGGCAATCCTATGGCACGTTATCATCCTGTTAATCGTGCTTTCATGTGTTTTCACGAGTCATGCCAACATCTTGACAGTAAAACGTATCTTGAATGGGTGCAGGCAGAAGGTGGCCCGAAACATTCGCATGGAATTCGTGAAGAATTGTTAGCCTCAGTTATGGTTGATACATTAGCTAAACTTGAACCCACTGACATGTTTAGCCAAGACGCGGCTAGTGCTATCGCTGAAGTCGAACGTAAGGAGTTAGGACGATTGGAAAAAAAAGATTGGTTCAGTAGATTCGCTTACATTCAAGCTGATGAATCTTATTTTGATTTGGTTGCTAGACGTGAAGTCAGCCGATCTACTTTTAATGCGCTGTTCCGTCATCTTGAGTGCAAGTCCATTCACACGGGGCGTAAGATAGAAGCCTCAGTTTGTTTTGACGAGAACAGACAAGCGATGGGTGCTCATGCTTTGGTAGGAATCACTTACGCTGCTGGGGAAACCATGCTGACTGCTTTGGATGGTGACATGTACGGCAATCGTTGGCGTGATGCACGTCCTGATGTGTCGGGTAAGGCGGGCAATGTCACCCGTTGGCTTGACCATTGCAAGAACTTAGTTCCTAATGAAGCTGAACTGGAGCATATCTTTAACGTCATGGCTTACAAAGTCCAGAACCCTAAGATAAAGATCAATCACGCCATTCTGCACGGTGGTGATCAAGGAGCTGGTAAGGATACGATGTATGCGCCTTTCATCTGGGCAGTGTGTGGCCCTCACTTTAAGAACCGAGGGTACATTGATAACGATTCGATGAACAGCCAGTTTGGTTACGCATTAGAGTGTGAAATCTTAGTCCTTAACGAGTTAAAAGAAACCGATGCACGAGAAAGACGAGCGTTGGCTAACAAATTGAAACCTATCATTGCTGCACCTCCAGAAACGTTGTCTATCAACCGTAAAGGACTACACCCTTACGATATGGTGAACCGTTTGTTTGTGTTGGCTTATTCAAACGATCCTGTGCCTATTCAATTAGAGTCACAAGACAGACGTTGGTTCTGCGTTTGGTCACATGCGCCTCGTATGGATTACGCAGAAGCGCAATCAATGTGGGAGTGGTTTAAGACCGGAGGAGGTTATGAAGCAATTGCCAGTTGGTTGTACGCTAGGGACGTTAGCGCGTTCAATCCAGCAGCTGCACCGATGATGACTGAGTTCAAAATAAACCTAGTTGAGCAAGGCATGTCGAGCGCTGAGTCTTATCTTGTTGAGCTGATGCGTAACCGTGTCGGAGAGTTTGCATCGGGAGTGATAGCGTCCCCCTTCCATGCGCTTTGTGATCGGTTGGCTAATAGCGCACCAGGTAATGTTAAAGTTCCTCAAGCTGCGTTACTTCATGCTCTTAAAGAAGCCGGCTGGAATGATATGGGTCGTATTGCATCAAGGGAATTCACCACACAAAAACATATTTACACCGCCCCTAATGACGAAGCAATTAACGCGCTAAGTAAGACAGAACTTAGGAAAAAAGTTGAGCCGGAACTAAACAGAAAATTGTCACTTGTGAATTGAAAAACCAAAATTTTCAAATTTCAAATCAAATCGGATTAAATTGGGTTTTGCTCAGAAATAGTTGGGCAAAACTTTTTTGGCTGGTGGGTGGTTTTTTAGCAATTACCCTACAACCTAGTAGGAAGTAGGGTTATTTTTTAGGTGGTTTTTAAGCTATTGTAGGCGCGTTTATTTTTATGGCTATGTAACCATTGCTTTTGCATAATAGAGCCTTAAAACGTGTTATTTAATGTTAAGCTGCTTGTTAGACGGTAGGTTATAGGCTGGAATACTGGAACGCAAGGTATAAAAAAAGGCCGCTTAACAAGCGGCCTTATTGAATTATTAAGTTAAATTGGTCTATGGCGTATTGGTAAAATGTTTGGTCAAAAGTAACTGTATCAATTTACTTTTGTTTTTTGTATCTTTTAACCGCTGCACTTGCCATCTTTTTAAACTAAATGTAGCAAGTATGTTTTTATCCTCTTTTGCTATTGATGGTCTACCAGGTTTATTAATCATAATTTACCCCAAGTTATTTGTTGCAAGCGCTGCTTTTTTGGCGTTTGTACCGTGTGCAATAAAACCGATGCTAAATGAGCGCTCTTTTTTAGCGCATAACATGCAATCGATGCATCTTGTTGCGTCGTTTGTTTGAGCTGGACAAATAACTACTTTGTTACCCGCTGCAGTATAAGATACTTTAGGCGCGTTGATTGGCATAATAACCGCTATAGGCGCAATATTAAGCGTAAGTAAGTTATCTACTTCATTTATATGATTGGCACTTAGATTAATTGTAAAACCTTGATCATTAGCTTGTTTGATGGCCATCCTATTATTAAGATTAGATATCACGTTGTAATGTGTATAAGTAAAAGCTTTTAATTTACGGCGTTTTATTATCGCTGCTAAACGAGCAAGTTTTGGCGCGTCAATTTGGCCATTTTCGCTTGGTAAATCGCCGGCCTGATTATGGCGATATTCTGCTCGCATTGGCAACGCGCCAACTTGCAAAAGAAAATCATCAAAAGAAACACCGCGTGTTCCATCAGTTACCTTTTGCCAGTGCAAATTTAAAGGGCCGTTTCCGGCATAACAGCCTTTTTCTTTTAATGGACAATCATCTGGACATGTAGATTTTGAGCTCGTACTAACTGCGATCGGGCCAGTTTTGGCATTGTTTGATACTTTAGTTAAATGATACATTTTAGTTTACCTTTTAGTTATAGTTTAGTTTTTAAGCTGCTTGGATCATTACAAGCAATTCACAGATTAGGCGTATTCCACCAACAAATAACAACGCGCTTGTTGCGGCTAATACGTAAATTTTCAAGTCGATTGTTGGTAACACGTTTTCTTTTAAAGTTATTCTTTCATTCTTAATAGTGTATTTTTTCATGTCGATTACCTTTTTTAGTGTTTTTGTTCCCAGGAAATCTGAAAACATGGCTAAATAATAAAACTATTAAGTTATATTGTAAATATTTATTTGTAGGTAATGTATGTAGTTTGTAAGTAGTCAAAAATGGGTGTAATTGCATACATGCGCGCCCTTTATTGGCGAGGCTTTGGAGCTTATGTATATAATGTAAGTAGTTAGATAATACTTTAAAAATTAAAATAATATAATATAATAGTTTTATTATTACGGGCGGAAAATGTTATAGCGCGCCAACTTTTTTTTAATGATTACATTGCTTACATTGCATACAAAATTAAATTGGGCGCTTAACGTTCCAGGGCATTGTAAGCAATGTAAGCTATCAAAAACAAATAGCTTACATTGCATACAAAAATAAATGGGGGTATTTTTGGGGGTATATTATAGAACAAAAAAACAAATAAGTTATGATAATCAATAAGTTACAATGCTAATTAGGCTCCTTGTATATCCTTCGAATTGATGGCAATGATAATACTCAAACCGTAAACTGTATATAAATCAATAGGTTAGCTTGTAATGATATGCTATGACGTAACGCGCCCGGTTGATGGGGGGTGATAGGGGGATTTTGAACCGTCCGTCGCCCATGTACACCCCCCGCAGTAAATTTTTTTTAAATTGAAAAGTACCTTCAAGAGAAATTTTTTTTTTTAAATTGAAAAGTTAACCCCCTAAAAATTTTTTTAAAAAAAAAATCTAACGCAGATGTAAAAAATTTTGCTACTATAAGTAAACCAATAGGAGGAATGATGATATCAATCCCATTTACGCCAAGAGAAGTGCAAGCCACCGAATGGCGTTTACAACAAATATATGATGCTGCTGCTTTAGGGTTGAAAGGCGACAAGCTTGCCTTAGCCGCAGGAATGTTACCTTCCGAATATCGACAGTTATGTCAACTTGATCCTGTTGCTGAAATGGCAGCGTTAAAAGGTGCAGCTGATGGGGAACTGGAAGCATCATCTCAATTAAGAGAAGCTGCCAGAAATGGCGATGCTAAAGCAGCGCTGTCAATCTTGCAACACGTTCATGGATGGACTGCCAAGCAAGAAATATCCATGTCAATTGAAACTATTAATATACAATCTGCCTTAGATGAAGCGCGTAGTCGAGTCATTGAAGGAACGTCATCACCCATTCGCACTCAAATAGAGGAACAAACTCACAATGGCTCAACAACCAATATATCGTCCAGACGAAGAACAGACGTTGATGGTGGAGTTATGGTCGCCCAAGATAGCGGATGATCCCGAAGCGTTTGTGTTGTTCGTGTTTCCTTGGGGAAAGAAGAACACGCCATTAGAACACTTTCACGGGCCGAGAAAATGGCAACGAGAAGTGCTAAGGGATATTGCCGAGCATATTAAGGAGAATAAAGGCCAAGTAGATATGAACACCCTGCGGTCAGCAGTATCATCAGGGCGTGGTATTGGTAAATCTGCATTGGTGTCATGGTTAATATTGTGGATGTTGACAACACGGGTAGGCTCAACGGTAATCGTGTCAGCTAACTCAGAATCACAATTGAAGTCCGTCACATGGGGTGAATTGTCGCGCTGGTACGCCATGTCGATCAACACGCATTGGTTTGAATTGTCTGCTACTAAGATAACACCAGCTACATGGCTGACTAATTTGGTGGAGATGCAACTGAAGAAAGGTACACGCTATTGGGGCGCTGAAGGTAAGTTATGGAGTGCTGAGAACCCTGATAGTTATGCAGGGGTTCACAATCATGACGGAATGATGTTAATCTTTGATGAAGCGTCAGGTATTCCTAACGAGATATGGTCAGTAGGGGCGGGTTTCTTTACCGAGAATATTCTTGATCGATATTGGTTTGCTTTCAGCAACCCTAGACGGAATGAAGGGTATTTCTTTGAGTGCTTTCATGGCAAACGAGCGTTTTGGAAAAGCCGTATGGTGGACGCAAGAACTGTCGAGGATACGGATAAACAGGTTTATGAACAGATCATTGCGGAATATGGTGAAGATTCTTCCCAAGCAAGGGTTGAAGTGTACGGTGAATTTCCCACCGCAGGCGAAGATCAGTTCATATCACCCGACCTCATTGAAGATGCGTTTCAACGTCCATTATATAAGGATACAACTGCACCTATTGTTATTGGTGTCGATCCTGCACGAGGTGGGGCTGATTCAACTGTAATTATTATCAGGCAGGGACGTGATTTATTAGCGATTAAACGATATTCCGGTGAAGATACCATGACGATTGTTGGACGAGTGATCGATGCGATTGAACAATATCGCCCTGCCTTGACGGTACTTGATGAAGGTGGTTTGGGCTATGGTATTCTTGATCGTTTAGTTGAGCAACGATATAAGGTAAGAGGCGTGAATTTTGGTTGGAAGGCGACTAATGCTATTATGTGGGGCAACAAACGCGCGGAGATGTGGGGCGCAATGAGGGATTGGTTAAAAACTGCCAGTATTAAGGAAGATAGGCAATTGAAATCTGATTTAATAGGGCCTATGAAGAAACCTAATTCTTCAGGGACTATCTTTCTTGAAGGTAAGAAAGAAATGCGGTCTAGGGGTTTAGCCTCACCTGATGCAGCGGACGCATTAGCGGTTACTTTTGCGTTTCCGGTAGCCCATAGGGAACAGCGAGAGCATAGGGAAGGAGGAGGAAATCGGTCTTATAATTCATCTGGGGGAAGCACTTCTTCTTGGATGGGCGCTTAACATTTTAATAGCTCAGGAAAAATCATGGCAAATTTAGATACAGATTCAATAATGGAATCATTTGGTGTTGGTATGGATACCGAAACGGACGAAGAAAAAATGGATGAAGATACGTTAAGTGAGATACGCGAACGTTTCAGTTCTGCGGTAGAGTTTACTTCTGTCAATAGACAGGAAATGTTGGACGATGTTCGTTTTGCACGTTTAGGCGATCAATGGCCTGAGTCTGCAAAGTATGACCGTAATCGCCCAGGTAAAGAACGTCCAATGTTGGTGATTAATCGATTACTTCAGTATCGTGATCGAGTGGTCAATGAAATTCGTCAGAATACTCCCAGTATTCGTATTCGTCCGGTCAACGATGAAGCCGATCAGGAAACAGCGGAAGTATTGCAGGGGCTGATTCGCCACATTCAAGATAATAGTAATGCAGGTATGGCTTACGATACTGCGGTGGAATCGCAAGTAGATATGGGTATTGGATATGTGCGTATTCGTAATGATTGGGCTGATGATTCCAGTTTCGATCAAGAAATTTACATTGACCGGATACCTGATCCATTTAAAGTCTACATGGATCCGCACAGCAAATCGCCAGACGGCTCTGATGCTGAATGGTGTATTTTAGCGGAAGAAATTTCTAAAGATGAATTTGAACGTTTATATCCTGGCGTTGATGAAACGCATTTTGATGATGCAGGCAATGGTGATGCTCAAGGTTGGTACACTAAAGACAGCGTTCGTATTGCTGAATACTATTATATAGAGCATGAAGAAGTAGAGATTACCGATCCTCAAGACCCAACACAGGTGCGTATAGCAGATAAAAAACGTTGTATGTGGTGTAAAGCTACTGGTGATACCATTTTAGAGCGTGGTGAGCTTCCTACGAAGTTTATCCCTATTGTTCCAGTCATCGGCCATGAACTATGGTTACAAGGTAGACGTTATTTATCAGGATTAATTCGTAATGCTAAAGATGCTCAACGGTTGTATAACTATTATCTATCTGCTAATGCTGAAAATGTTGCATTGTCGCCTAAAGCTCCGTTTATAGGCGTAGCAGGGCAATTTGAAACTGACCCTAATTGGGGAAGGGTAAACAAAGAATCAGTCGCATACCTCGAATATGACCCTGTATCAATAGCTGGAACACCTGTTGGTTCACCTCAACGGGCAATGCCTCCACAATCAAGCCCAGCGATCATGCAAGCTATTCAATTAGCTGAAAATGACATCATGCAAAGCATGGGGATTTATCAACCTACATTAGGCGCACAATCTAACGAAACGTCTGGTAGAGCCTTATTATTGAGGCAAAAACAAGCGGATATTAACACTTTTCATTATCAAGACAATTTATCACGCTCCGTTCGTCAAATTGGCCGTGTTGTATTGGATATGATTCCAAAAGTTTATGACAGGCCTAGAGTTGCACGAATTTTAGGTGAAGATGGAACACCAAGAACTGTACAACTTAACCCTAACATTCAAACTCCATCTGCTAATACTGAAAATAGCGCTATCGATTCGATTTTTAATCCGACTATTGGACGTTATGATGTTGTTTGTGATGCTGGCCCTTCATATGCAACTAAACGCGATGAAGCAGCTACAATGATGCTGACTTTAACTCAAGCAAATCCATCATTATTTAATATCATTGGTGATTTGATGTTGAAAAATATGGATTGGCCAGGAGCTGAAGAAATCAGCAAACGACTTCAAGCTATGTTACCTCCGCAAATACAAGCAGTGGCTAAGAGTGGTGATAAAGTCGATCCTCAAGTCCTTCAAGCTAGACAAATGATGGATGAATTGGCAGGTCAAATGGAGCATATGAGTCAAGAAATTACTCAACTTCGTGACCAACGCATGCTTGAACTTCAAAAGCAGGAACGTGAATGGTTTGAAGCCCAAACTAAACGCATGGATGTTGAAGGTAAAATTTTGATGACAGACACGCAATTACAAGCTGCTGTCAGGGAAAATTTAACATTAATGATGGGAATGGGAACTCAAGAGCTAGTAGAAAATAATCAAGAATTTGAACAATTAGAAATGCAAGCAACTCAACCACCTCCACAACCTCAAGGTATGCCTCAAGGCGCACCACAAGGTCAAGCACCTGCTGGTCAACCTATTAGACCTGGTGCTATGCGAAGGGAGCCTGATATTGCAGCATTAACAAGTGAAGCGAAACCCGGAGAAACAAAATGAGTGAAGAAATAATCGAAAGTACACCTGTAGAGATTCAAGAAGTTGAATCACAAGAAATTGAATCAGATGGTAATCAGGAGGAGGTAGAGGCAACTGAAGAACCTACCTCCGAAAAACAAGACCCTTGGTATAAGAAACGGATTGATGAATTAACTCGTGATAAGCACGAAGCAAGAAGGCAAGCAGAGCGTTTGGAAAAGATGCTTGAGCAGCAGGAGCAAATACTTAGGCAATATTCTCCTGCTCAAGAGCAACAAGCGCCATCATTAGCACCACCTGATCCATCACAATTTGCTGGCGGTCAATATGATCCTCGGTATATGGATGCAATGATGCAATATACCCGTGAATCTGCGGTTATGGAGGCGAAACAAGCTGTCGCTCAGGAATATGAGCAACGGGCAAGATTGCAAACCCAACAAGCTGCACAAGCTAAATTAGAAACGGCTGAAGCAGCTGCTCGTGTTAGATATGCAGATTATGATTCTGTTATTGAAAGAATCACATCTGATCCAATATTAGCTCAGAACCAAACTATTAGAGAAGCTATATTAGGTATGGAAAATGGCCCTGATATAGCTTATCAATTAGGTAGAAACCTTGATGTAGCCTATGAAATCTCTAATATGTCACCTGTACAAGCGGGTATGAGATTAGCAGCGATTGTTAGGCAAGATGCTAGAACAAGTTCAGCTCCAAAACCCATACGCCCTATTAATGGGACTGGAGGTACTGTAAATGGAACTAAATCTTACGCTGAGATGTCTACTTCAGAATATATAGCTGCGCGTAATGCTGAAGATAAAGCTAAACTGGTCGCACGATTGAAACGATAACTCCGACTCGCCACCAATACCATATTGGTGGCATTTTTTTATGTACATTTTAAATACGATATGGTATATAATGACCTCACATCTATTTAAACTTTTGCCTGTTTAGATAGCTAGGCAACCTCAGTACAGATAATTCGAGGGATTGGCTCCCATCTGGAAATAAATCAGGCTAAATACCTTTTTCTTTTCATTTGGAGACAAATATGTCTAATCAATTGCTTACCATAAGCATGATTACAAACGAAGCTCTGCGGGTCTTGACCAACAGCTTAGTTTTTACTCGTGCTATTAGCCGTCAATATGACGACAAATTCGCCATCGAAGGCGCAAAAATCGGTACTACTATTAACTTGAGAAAACCTCCTCGTTATGTTGGTAGAACTGGCCCTGCACTTCAAGTTGAATCTTCTGTTGAAACTTACGTTCCATTGACTCTGAACACTCAATTTGGTGTTGATATGGCGTTTACAACTCAAGATTTGAGCTTAAACATTTCTGACTTTTCAGATCGTTTTATTAAGCCTGCTATTGCTGCGGTTGCTAACAAAATCGACTATGATGGTCTACAACAATTCTTGAACGTATATAACATGGTCGGTACTCCTGGCGTGTTATCTAACTCACCAACTCAAGCTCAATCTTTGAACACAATCTTAGCTGCTCGTGCTAGGTTGAACCAAGAAGCTGCTCCTGTTGATGAATTAAGAAGCATTATTGTTGATCCTACTATTGATGTTGGTATCGTTTCTGGTTTGACTAACTTGTTCAACCCACAAGGTGTTATTTCTGAAATATTTAAGAAAGGCGCAATGGGCGACAGCACTTTAGGCTTTAACTTTGCAATGGATCAAAACGTAGGTAATTTTACTTCTGGATCTTTCATCGTTGGTACTGACACTATTGCTGTAGCTGCACAAGCTGGCGGTTCTGTTCAAACTAACGCTGCAACTACTTTTGGTTTAACTGCTACTATTACTAATGGTAAAACTTTAACTCAAGGTACTGTTTTCACAATTCCTGGCGTTTACGCTGTGAATCCACAAAACCGTCAATCAACTGGTACACTGCGTAACTTCGTAGTAACTGCGTTGACTACTGGTACTGGTTCTTCACAAACAGTTCAAGTATTCCCAACACCTGTATTTAGTGGTCAATTCCAAAACGTAACTAGCACCACTGGTACTATTGCTTCTGGCAACGCTACTGTAATTTCAGGTTCTGCTGGTGCAAGCTACGCCAATGCTATTGCGTTCCATCGCGATGCGTTTGCTCTTGGTACTGCTGACCTATTATTACCTCAAGGTGTTGATATGGCTGGACGTGCTTCTGCTGATGGTTTGTCAATTCGTTTGGTTCGCCAATACGATATTAACTCTGACCAATTGCCGACTCGTCTTGATGTTCTTTATGGTTTCAGCACAGTTTATCCTGAGCTGGCTTGCCGTATCACTGGTTAATAGGAGTATTTTAATATGAGTAATCCAGGCCCCAATATAGTTGCAGTCGCACCAATCCGCGCTACAGCTATTGTATCTTTAGCAGTAACTCCTGCTGCTGTTGCAACAATTACCACTGCCGAGCAAGATTTTACTCTTACTGGCGTTGCTGTAGGTGATTTTGTATCAGTATCAACTACAGCAGCTCAAACTGCTGGCGTTGCTATAGCTGGCGCAAGAGTGAAAGCTGCTAATACTATTAGTATCACATATGTAAACCCAACTGCTGCAAGTAAAACACCAGCAGCTGATACATATTTAGTTCAAATTGTTCGTTCTTACCCTGTTGCTACTGACTTTATGACAGCATCACCAAGTAACTACGGTGCAATTGCGGCTAATAACCCATAGTAAGTTGAAGGTGGAGGGATAAAGTCCTCCACCTTTTTTCTTTTTTAGGTGAATTATGGCAATCGAATATCCATGCTCGATGCACAAAGACTCATATGACAATTCAACAATTGCCATTGATGAGCAAGAATATAAAGCTTTATCCAAGGATGGATGGCTAACTTCCCAAGAATGGGATGATAAGGGCAAAACCCCTAAAAAACGTATTAGAAATACTCCATTTGAGGAATAAAGAATGTCTAGCCTAGCGAATCAGCAACAAAATCTATCCTTCCCAGGCTTATTGCAGGTTCCTGGAGGCATTACTAATACTTTACAACAAGTTCAAGATGGCGATGGAAACCCTACAGGATTAAGCCTTAGCTCTACTGGCGCGTCTGTCACTACTTCAGACACAGCTATAGTATCAAAAAACGGTACCCCCTTGAGCGGCGCTACCCCGAGATTAATATCTGACATGTTTGGCGATCTTCCAACAGTCAAAGATTTCGGCGCAGTAGGTAATGGTACGACTGACGATACCGCTGCTTTTATTGCAGCTACCGCTGCAAACCCTACAGGTATAGCTGTACCTGCTGGAAGTTATAAAATTATAGGTACGGTTACAGGCGCATTTTATAGTTTTGGTACAGTAACTATTGTTACAGGAACTGTTACATCAATTCAAAATGTTGCAGCAGTCCAAATAAATTACGCGGCTTCCACAGGCTCAACCCTAGTCGGCACTATACAATCAGGCATAGGCACGGTTGCTCGTACAGTAGCGTCTAAACTTAATGACATTATTAATGTTAAAGATTTTGGTGCTGTTGGTAATGGTACAACTGATGACACTACTGCAATTCAAGCTGCAATTAACGCAGCAAACACGGCTGGCGGGGGTTCAGTTTACTTTGAAGCTAAAGATTATTTAATCAGCAATGCAATTACTCTTTACTCAGGCATTTCTTTAATAGGTTTTGGTGCTGGACAATACCCACCATCGGCTTACGCTTCTGATGCTGATTTTGATGGGCTTAACCGTACTCGATTAATTGCCCATCCATCGTTCCCTGCTTTAACGGCAATGGTTAAAGTAGTCACACCAGATTTTGCAGCATATACATTACAAGCCGTTACCGTTCAAGGCATTATGATTGATTGTAACCTTGAAGCTGATTACGGACTTCAAGTGGTCAGTGTTAAAAATTCATTCTTCTCTGACTTGTTAATTTACCAACCGCTTTTAATTGGTATTATTGAAGATTGTCTTGTACCTGTTAATACAACTGGAACTGCTCAAACTGGCGGCGCAAATACAATCACACTTGCAACAACGGCAAGTACAAGAGCCGGATTGTATGATGGTTTAACAATTACAATTGCATCTGGCACTGGAAGCGGGCTAACACGGACAATTAGCTCGTATGGTGGGAGTACGCAAATCGCTACTGTGAGCGTCCCATGGGGGATTTCACCAGATAACACAAGCGTTTATTTGATTGCTGGGCCAGGCGCTACTAAAGGCAACAACGCCACTCAGTTTAATAATTGGGAAACCGTTACAGTTTGGGCAGCTATGCCAACTCAGAATACAACAGTTGGCTGGGTACAACAAGGCAACCCTACTAATAACGTAAATCAAAGTGTTTATACAAATTGTGGTTGTGTGGTGTGGCATGGCGATGCTCTACAGTGTATAAACTCTGATACAAATACTTATACTGGCTTTAGAACGTACACGTTCGGTAAAGGTGTAGGTGTTAGGTTGTATGGCAATGATAAAAACGATGCGGAATTTGCTCGTCAACATTGCTTTATAAATCCTGTATTGGGTGGCTTAGCGGCTACTGGAACTGCACAAGCTGGTGCGGCGGGTACAATCACTTTGGCTGCTACCGCATCAACAAGTAATTTGCAGTATGAAGGTCGGGTTATTCGCATTACTAGCGGCACTGGGTCAGGCCAAGAAAATCAAATTACTACTTATAACGGAGCAACAAAAATAGCAACCGTTATCGCAAATTGGGTAACTGTTCCAGACGCTACAAGTCATTATGCTGTTTATACTGGTGGTGCTAATGCTGAAACAGGCGCCGCTACAAATTCTACTGATAATGGCATGTATAACTACCATACGGCTGATGGCGCAAGTCGGCCTATTATTGGAAGTCAAGTCCGCTTCACATATAGCGTTGCAGGAGACGCGTCATTTGGGTGGACACCTTTTGTCCCTACTTTAACATTTGCTACTGTAGGCGATTTAGCAGTAAGTTATACAACTAGGTCTGGCAGATACTGGAGAACTGGCACTACAATTAGATTTGTTATCCAGCTCACGTGTACACCAACCTATACAACTGCTTCTAGCACATTGAGAATTGGCGGTTTACCATATCCTTGTAAATCGGGTGTTGGACTTGGTTTTTATCCCGTTACGGTTCACAATTCAGATACATCTTGGACATTTGGTGCTTCAGCTACACAAGCCGTAGGTAGAGTTATACCTGGTCAAACATACGTTCAACTTCAAGGACTAGGTTCGGGTATTGACACCATAAATATTGGAACTACAGAAGTAGCATCTGGATCGGCAAAAAACTTTTTTATTTCTGGTGAGTACGAAGCTACAGCGTAATAAAAACTAAGGAAAAGTATAATGTCACGATATTTCACCATTGATTTAGTTCCTCAGTCAGGAGGTCAATTAGGTTTGATCTCCGCAGGGGTATTTCATGCAAATACTTCTTCTGCGGTAGCAATCTTTGAAGATCAAGCAATGACTACACCTATTGCTAATCCTATAGTAATTACTAGCGGCTATAATATATCTTTTTGGGTAGCAGATGGAACTCAAGAATATGATATTCAGTTGATAGGCGGTAATCTCATATCAACAGTTTTCATTAATGATATTTGGACATTGCCAGGGCCTATCTGGGGTAATCGTTCAGTATTTTGGAGTAATGCTCCAGAAGAATGGGCGCATATTTCACCTTATCCTATTGCCGTTTCAATGGTCAGCAATGTTGGTCAACTTTATACAGCAAATGATTTAGTACGCGCTGCGATGCGATTAATTCAAGTATCATCCGTAGATACTGATTTAACCGCAAACGAGCTTAAAGATGGCATAGAATCGCTTAATCGCATGTTAGATTCGTGGTCGGTTGATGAATTAATGCTTTATCAGATTACTAGGGAAACCTTTCCTTTATCCTCTGGTACTAACCCTTACACTATAGGGCTTGGAGCTACTTGGAATACTATCAGGCCTAGTCGAATTATTGACGCATATTTTACTATCTACACAGGTAGCATACCTGTTGATTACCCCATGCAAATTATGGAATGGGATGATTACAATGCTGTAAGACTTAAAAGTTTACAAACTAATTTTCCCGGCTATTTATTTTATGATAGAGGGTTTCCTATTGGTAATGTCTACATCTATCCAATATGCTCATCTAGTAATGAAACGATTACATTGACATCTTGGAAGCCTTTTACAGTTGTTAATGATCCTACTGCATACATTAGCCTTCCTCCAGGCTATTGGGAAGCGATAGTATTTAATTTAGCA